GTCGGCGCCCCGGGCGGGGGCGCCCCCCCCTTTTGGGGCGCGGCCCCCCCCCGCGACCGTTAGGCCAGGCGGTACACGGGGGTGTCGAGCGTGCAGTAGCGGCTGGCGACGTAGCCGGTGCCGTACAGCAGCAGCTCGACGCTGGTGCCGTCGCGCAGGTTGCTGGACGCGGTCAGGAAGTGGCTGTTGTGCCAGATGCGCATGCCGGGCATGACTTGGCAGGCGTTGATCTCCTCCACGGGCTCCCCGAGGGCGGCGCGGCATGCGGCCTGGTACTCGGGCATGTTCCGGGGTCGCGGCGTGCATTCGGCGGGGCACGTCGCGAGTGAGCCGGGGATGAGCCCCGGCGGCTGGGCGGTAAGAGAAGGCTCAACTCCGCCAGGGCGGCGAGGCCTTCTCTGCGATGCGTGGAGCATCACAGTCCTCTCGTGGTCTCTTGAATTGTTGATCACCCACCGATGTGGGCAGGCTACCTACGGTATGCCCGGCAGAGGCCTGATGGAAGCCTTCGGCGACGTGTCCCGGTGGTGCGGGGAGGATACGCGCGCCGGAATAACGAAGGCCCCGCACTAAGGCGGGGCCTGCGATCGCCACCGGCCGTCGACGGACTCCGGGGCGCCTCGGGGGGAGAGCGCCTTGCGGGTGGCGGACGACGGATCCGTAGACACCACCGAACCAACGGGACGATGCGATGAGCATACCGCGCCCCGCCGACAGCCTCAGTCCTCAACGACGCGGTACATCTCACCGTCCACGAACACGACCAGCGCGCCGTGACCGATCGCTGCAATCGCCTGCGCGTACTCCTCCGCGCGCTTGCCGCCCGCCATTTCGCCGTAGCCCCGCAGCGTCTCGATAACCCGCTCCCGGCTGTCCTCGGTGACGAGGTACTGCCTCGGGCGCGGCTCGCCGACGACGCGGTACACGGCGTGCTTCACCCGCACCTCGAGCGCGCCGGCCTTCACGGCCGCGATAGCCCGCTCGAACTCGGCCGCGCGCGGCGGCTTGCCGTGGGGCTCGGTGCGGTCGGCCTTGGACTGCTCGAGCTCGGCCAGGATCATCTCGCGGCTGTGCTCGAGAACTGAGTGGTGTCTCATGCCCGGAGCGTAGCGCGGTGGACGCCCGACACCGCTGGAGTCTGTGTGCTTTTCGCATCCACTCCGTAGTGTGAAGCTCTAACATGCACACATGTCGAGTACTGACAAAGGCCCCACCCGAGCTGCACTGTACTGCCGGATGTCCGTCGCCGACATGGGCGACCTGGAGAAGGTCGAGCGGCAGGAAGAGGACTGCCGGGCCGTCTGCGACCGCATGGGCTGGATCCCCGCCGAGACGTTCGTCGACAACAACAAGTCGGCGTGGCGACGGAACCGCAAGCGGCCCCGCTGGGACGCGATGCTCGAAGGCGTCGGCGCAGGCCGCTTCGACGCGATCGTGGTCTACCACGGCGACCGCCTGATCCGGCAGCCACACGACCTGGAGAAGCTGCTGAGCCTGGCTGACGGCAGCGGGATCCGCCTGGCCTCGCCGACCGGAACCCGGGACCTGGACAGCCCCGACGACCGGTTCATCCTGCGGATCGAAGCTGCGCAGGCATGCCGTGAGTCCGACAACACCTCGCGCCGGGTGCGCCGCGCGAAGGAGGCCCGCCGCGCGGAGGGCATCGCCACCCGGGGCGGCACCCGCGCATTCGGCCGCAACGACGACGGCTCGATCTTTGAGGCCGAGGCTGAGGCGATCCGGGACGTCTTTGCGCGGCTGCTGTCGGGGGAGACCGTCACGTCACTGTGGTCGGACTGGTGCACCGACGGCGTTCCGACGGTCAAGGGCGGCCGGTGGCTGTACGGCAGCTTCCGCCAGATGCTGGCGCGGCCGGACCTGGCCGGCCTGGTGGCGTACAGGGGCAAGCCGATCGGCGTGGCGAAGAACCTGAAGCCGATCGTCGAGCGGGAAACGTGGGATGGCGTACAGGCGCTGCTGGTGAAGCCGGGTGCGGAGCAGGCGGGGCAGCCGCGTCCGCGCAAGCATCTGCTGTCGGGGATCGCGGTGTGCTCAGGCTGCGGGACCGGCCTGTATCCGGCGGTGACCGTCTCTGGTGTGCAGCGGTACCGGTGCGTCACCCCGGAGTGTCCGCGCCCGACGTCGCGGAACATGCTGCTGCTGGACGAGTTCGTGATCGCCTTCGTGCTGCGGCGGCTGTCGGATGAGCGGCTGTGGCGTCGGCTGGAGCAGCGGCGCGAGGTGGTGGCGTCGGGCAGCGAGGACACGGCCCGGGAGCTGGCCGGGCTGCGGGCGCGGCGCGAGAAGGTGGCTGAGGACTTCGCCGACGACGACGATATGGATCCGGCGCTGCTGCGCAAGATGCTGGCCCGTCTGGATCAGCGCATCGAGGCTGTGCAGTTGCGCGCCGGTTCGCAGCGGTCGGTGAGCGTCCTGGACGGCCTGCGGGGTCTGGGCCGCGATGGCTGGGACGACCTGCCGCTGGATCGGCGCCGGGCGGTGGTGCGGGAGCTGTGCACGGTGACGGTACGGCCGTCGGCGAAGGGTCCGCGGTTCGACGAGAAGTCGGTGGACGTCGAAGACGCTTGAGGCCGCCCGCGATGCAGGGTCCGAGCATCGGCGGCGGCCAACCGGGGAGTGCTTCTGAAGGGGCTAGCCAGCCAAGGCGGCGTGGGGCTGGCTCGCGGACTTGCAGGCCTTGAGGAAGACCTCGAACGCCGAGGCCCGAGCCTCGGGGTCGTCGTCGAGCACTGCCTTGTCAAATATGCAGTACTGCTGACCATCAGGGGTCTGAACTTCGACGGCGTATTCGCTGCCGAGGTCTGCGATGTAGATGTGAATGACTGGATCGGATGGTTCGCCGCGCACGATGGGTCCTCCCGTTTTCATCCGCGCTCTCGTGAGAGAGGACCCATGTTTCTCCTGTTCAGACGGTGGCGCAAGGCTTTGGCGCCGCGCATCTGTCGAACGTCCGTTCGATGTCCGCTAATGAGTTTCTCACGAACGCGCTTCAGTTCCCTGAGATTCGTCCTGATGCCTCGTTGCGACCTCAATGCCGTTGCGGCGGAGGACTTCGAAGGCAGCCCTACGAGCTTTGTCGTACTGCTCTAGGGGCGCTCCGGGCGCGCCGGCAATGAAGGCCGCGTACAGCGCGTCCTCGACGACAGCGGCGAGCTTGCCGGGCGTGATGGCCTCGCGGCGGTAGCGCGCCTCAAGGTCGTCATCCACGTTCCCCGCGAGGTAGTCGTCGAAGTAGCCGCCGGGCCAGCCGAGCGCGGCTTCGACTTTGGACCAGGTGCGCCCGCGTTTCTTGGCGAACTCGCCCTGCTCCATTCTGATGATCGTATTGACGCCCACTGTTGCTAGGTCGGCAAACTCTTGCTGGCTTAGTCCCATTTCATCGCGTCGTGCGCGCACTCGGTTGCCAAGCATTACGCGAAGGTCCGAGCTGCCCTCGGTACTCACGGCATGTCTCCCTATTCGCTGAGTAACCCCACCGTCACTCATCCTCCGGGAGTTTGCCATAGATCACCAGTACCTACCACCAACGTGCGGGGTACTTGGCGGAAACTTGGCAATCCATGGGAGCTCTTGGTGGTGCCATGAGACCCTTCCGAGCTTTACGGTTGTTGAATGGTAGATCCTGGGTGTAGGTTCCACTCATGAACCTCCACGGACCTACCATCCGGGCCCGCCGGCTGGCGCTGGGGATGACCCTCAAGGACGTGACGGCCGCGACCGGCATCGACGACAGCAACCTGTCGAAGATCGAGCGCGGCCAGCTCCCGGGGGCCGCACACCGCAAGGCCGTGGCGCTGGCCGACTGCCTCAAGCTGCCCCTCGACAAGATCTCGCCCGAGTTCGAAGAGGTCCAGCGTCTGGCGGCGAAGTGACCAGCCCCGAGCGCCACCAGCGCGAGCTGGCCCGGATACGCGCCGCCGGTGCGGCCGTCGCCGACGCCATGCCGCCGCTGAGCGAGGAGCGCATCGAACGCCTGGCGTTCATCCTCGCGCCGACCACCGCCAGCATCACGAAGCTCACCACGACCGCGCTTCCGCAGGCGGCATAGAAGAAGGCCCCGCTCTCGCAGGAACGAGACGGGGCCGGGACCAACCAGAGATCCATCAGCAGGAAGAGGTTGACCAGTGACCAGAGTATCAAGACTCCTCCACCTCGACGACGGCGAGTTCCCCGAGCTCCGTGCGCAGATCGAGGCCAAGCCCATCCGCGTGGGCATCCACGAGCCGCTCCCGCCGCTTCTCCTCGGTGCTCCGGCCCGCGCCGTCGCCGGTCTCGCCGAGCTGCGCGACGCCGAGCCGTCGCCGGTCGAGCAGGTCCGCGCCGCCTACGACCAGACGATGCGCAAGATCTGGGCGATCTGGCACATGGGCCCGCTGAACACCGACTGGTCCGCGCGCCTCGCCGACGACTGGACGCACATCGCCGACCGCTTCGACAGCGCGACCAAGGCGCTGTACGACGCGAAGGCGCAGGTGGCGAAGCCGGAGGCCGCCAAGCCCAGCCGACTCCCCAACTGCGACTGCGGCGCCCCGCGCTTCGACGCCGGCATGCCGACGTGCACGGACTGCGACGAGGCCGCCTACGCCGAGTGGTGGAACGCGCAGGCCAGCCAGCCCAGCGACGCCGAGACCGAGCTGGCGCTGTACGACACGCCGGAGGCCGGACGATGACCGCCGCATACCCGCATTCCGTCTCCACCGGCCGCTACACCCTCGACCAGCTCGAAGGCGAGGCCTGCGCGTGCTGCGGGCGCCCGTTCGCCATCGGCGAGCCGTCGCGTCCGTCCGAGCGGATCCTGTGCCACCAGCTGTTCGTGCACGTCAAGTGCCTGAAGGTGGGTGCGTCACGATGACCGCTCTCATCATCGACGGGGTCGAGCTGTCGCAGACCGCCGCCGCCGAGCTGCTGGCCCTCGCGCCCGACGTCCCGGCCGATACCGCCAACATGCCCGCAGATACCGCGCTGGCCACGATTCACCAGGTGCTGGCTGGCCACGACGGCGACACCGCCCGCTGCCTGTCGGACCTGGCGTTTGAATACGGCGAACACCCCGAGGCTACGGCAGCCCGTATCGCTCGCTGCCGCCCCGTCGCCGCCCGCCTTATCGGGGGTGCGCCGTGAAGAAGCCCACCCTGCGTGAGCGACTGCTGTCGAAAGCTGCCATTAACTGGGAGACCGGCTGCTGGGAGTGGACGGCCAGCATGAATGGTCATGGGTATGGCCGAATCCGAATCGACAGTCGAGGGCATGGGGCACACCGCGTTGCCTACGAACTGATCGAGGGCCCGATACCTGCGGGGCTGGACCTTGACCACCTGTGCCGGAACCGCGCGTGCATTAACCCTGCGCACCTGGAGCCGGTGACGCGGCGCGATAACACCTTCAGGGCGCCGTACAACACCGCAGTATTCAATGCGGCAAAGACTCACTGCGATCACGGCCACGAATACACGCCGGAAAATACGTGCTGGTCGCGCGGCTGTCGCTACTGCCGCGAGTGCAACCGTCTTCGTGCACAACGCAACAGGGCGAAGCGGCGCGCCGCCGGGATCGCTGGGACGACCCCGTGACGCGCCGCATCACCAACCCCGCCAGGCCGTGCGAGAACCCGCGCTCGGCGAACGCCGCCCTGCTGATGGCGAACCTGGCCGCGATCCAGGCCGCCGGACAGCACGCGATCGTCGAGCTGCGCGGATTCGGCCTGCACGACCTGGCCGACTCGCTGCTGGCCGAGATCCAGAAGGTCCGCGTGATCCACACCGCCGCCGGGGCCAGCGTCCAGGCCGATGCGTGGATCGCCGACGCCGAGAACGCCATGAAGGGAGACGACGATGCCCACTGACCGCTGGAACGTCGAGCTGGACGACCCGGGCCGCCGCTACTACCCGACCTCGGTCATGCTGTCCGGCCTCGGCCTCGACGACCACAACCACAGCCTGCTGATGGACCTGGCCGAGTCGATCCTCGACGGCGACGGACGCGCCGAGGCCTGGGCTGACTTCATCGTGGCGCTGGGGAACCTGCGCACCGACTCCAGCGAGGCCGCTCAGGACGCCATGGCCGACGCCTGGGACGCGCTGGCGACGGAGTTGCCGTCGGCGCTGCGGATGCCGCTGCCCGAGGCGCGGTACGTGGCGCACCTGCTCGACGAGGCGGCCGGGCGCGTCGGAATCGAGGCGCCGTGACCACCACCACGGACGCGCCGACGCTGGAGTTCGAGGACTTCGCGGTGACCGGCCCCGGCGTCTACGACATCCCCGAGGACGTGTACCACGCCGACCCGGTCCCCGGCGGCTCGCTATCCAGCACCGGCGCCCGGCTGCTCATCGAGCCCGCCGGCCCGGCGAAGTTCGATTGGGCCCGGCGTCACAACAAGCTGCCGACCGAGGCCATGGAGTTCGGCACCGCCGCGCACCACCAGATCCTTGGCACCGGCGCGGAAGTGGTGCCGATCGAGGCCGAGAACTACCAGACAAAGAAGGCACAGCAGGCCCGCGACGAAGCCCGCGAACGCGGTGCGGTGCCGATGCTGCCGCACCAGCTCGACGCACTCGGCGCCATGGCGAAGGTGCTCCGCGAGCACCCGCTGGCCTCGGCGCTGCTCACCGGCTGGGGCCGTCCGGAGCAGTCCGCGTTCTGGCGCGACAAGGAGACGGGCGTCATCTGCCGGTCCCGGTACGACGTGTTCCCGACCGGCAAGACCGTCCTGGGGCGCGTGCTGGTACCGGACTACAAGACCGCGAAGGACGCCGGCCCGGAGGCTTTCGCCAAGGCCGTGAACGAGCGCGGATACCACCAGCAGGCGCCGTTCTACCTGGACGGGCTGCGTGCGCTCGGGCTGGCTGATGAGGATGCGGCGTTCGCGTTCGTCGTGCAGGAGAAGACTCCGCCGTACCTGGTGGCCGTCTACCAGCTCGACGCCGCCGCGCTGATGATCGGCGCCTACCGCAACCGCAAGGCCCTGCGCACCTACGCCGAGTGCACCGCTTCCGGGCGCTGGCCCGGCTACTCCGAAGACATCGAGACCGTGAGCCTGCCCGCGTGGGTGGAGAAGCGCGCATGGGAGGACGAGGAACTGTGACCGAGATCGCCATCCACGAGAGCAACGCGCCCGCCGAGATCGTGCGGCAGATGCCCGCTCCGTCGCCGCTGACGCTGTGGGCCGCCGAGGCACACGAGGCCAGCATGGTTGCCAAGGCGCTGGCCCGGACCTCGTTCGTACCCGCCAGCATGCGCGGCCGGGACAACGACCCCGACAAGGCCAACGAGATCACCATCGGGAACGTCACTGCGGCGATCCTCACCGGCCAGGAACTCGGACTGCCGCCGATGGCTGCGCTCCGCTCCATGGACATCATCCAAGGCGTCCCGGGGCTGCGGGCGCACGCCATGCGCGGACTGGTCCAGTCCCGTGGCCACAAGGTGCAACTCGTCGGAAAGCCGACGACGACGCTCGTCGTGATGCGCGGCAAGCGCAGGGGGGAGCGCGAGTGGCAGGAAGTCGAGTGGACCATCGAGCGCGCTCGCCTGCTCGGCCTGACCGGCAAGGACCAGTGGAAGAAGCAGCCGCTGACCATGCTGATCGCCCGAGCGACGGGCGAGATCTGCCGCCTCGTCGCCTCCGACGTGCTGCATGCGGCGCCGTACTGTGCCGAGGAGCTCGACACCTTCACGGGGGCTGTGACCGGCTCCGCTGCGGCGTCAGTGACGACCGAGGAGATCCTGGGCGCCATCGAGCCGACCGCAGTCATCCCGGCGGCCAGCGCCGAGGCAGACCTCGACGAGTACGACGGCCAGAACGAGGACGACGTACTGGTGCACGACGACCATCCGGACGGCCAGTACGACCCATGGTGCCGCGCGTGCACCGCCGAGTCCGCCGCCGCTGACCGGGAGGCGAACGCGCGATGACACGCCGCCTGCTCTCCCTTATCGAGCTGACCCTCTTCACCGAAGCCCTCGCCTTCGCGCTCGGGCTGCTCGCACACGCCGCCAACGTCGGCCACGCACAGTGGGCCGACCCGGCGATGGCCGGCGTCGTCACCGCCCTGTCGCTGCTGGTGCCGACGACGCTCGCGGCGCTGCTGCGGGCTGCGTGGCTCGGCACCCCGCCGATGCTGCGGGCTGTCCGGGGCCGCGTGCACGACTGGCGGCAGTGGCGCGGTATCCAGCGCGTCGATGCGGCTCCGGTGCGTCCGGTGCGGGACACGATGGCTGTGCGGCCACGCGCCGCGCACGCCGCACACGCCGCACAGCCTGCGCGCGACGGGCTGACGCAGGCGATGCCGGTCGCCGAGGCGGGACTGTGGCGGCCACGCGCGGTCGGAGGTGGGAGGTGAACGGCTTCAAGTCCATCGAGCTCTGCGCCGGTGCAGGCGGACAGGCCCTCGGCCTGGAACGCGCAGGCTTCAGGCACTCCCTTCTCGTCGAGAACGACCCGGATGCCTGCGCCACGCTGCGGCTGAACCGCCGGGAGTGGAGAGTCTTCGAGACGGACGTCCGCAGCCTGCGTGTCGCAGAGCGCTTCGATTGCCGGAACGTCGACCTGCTCGCCGCCGGCGTGCCGTGCCCGCCGTTCAGCATCGCCGGACAGCAGCTCGGCGCCGACGACGAGCGGGACCTGTTCCCGGCGCTGCTGCGGCTCGTCGGCGAGATCCGGCCGTCCGCGGTGATGGTAGAGAACGTCAAGGGCCTGCTCCAAGCCCGGTTCGCCGGGTACCGCGGGCAGATTCTCCAGCAGCTCAAAGAGCTCGGCTACGTCCCGGTGATGTGGGAGGTGCTGTACGCCGCGGACTACGGCGTGCCGCAGCTCCGCCCGCGCTCGGTGCTGGTGGCGCTGCTGCCGCAGTTCGCCGACGCGTGGGTGCCGCCGCAGCCGTCCGGGGCGCGGGTGACCGTTGCCGAGGCGCTGGCGGAGTCGATGCACGGGCGCGGCCTGCACCATGCGGAGCTGGCTGCGTGGGCGACGAAGGCCTGGGCGGTTGCCCCGACGCTAGTCGGAGGCTCGAAGAAGCACGGCGGCCCGGACCTCGGCCCGACACGTGCCCGGGCCCGGTGGGCCGAGCTGGGCGTAGACGGCGGCAGCGTCGCCGACGACAAGGAGCCCGCGACGCTCGACGGGCCCAAGGGCCTCGGCCCGCGGCTGACGGTCGAGCAGTGCGCGATCATCCAGGGCTTCCCACCCGAGTGGCAGTTCGCCGGCAAGAAGACCGCACGTTACCGGCAGGTAGGGAACGCCTTTCCTCCGCCGGTTGCGCAGGCAGTCGCCGAGCGGATCGCTGCGGCGCTCAGGAGGCCCCGATGACTCGCCCCGGCCCCGACACCCTTCTCCAACCCCTCTTTGAGGAGACCCCCGTGCCCCCGTCCATCCGCCCTCCGCTCGGTGCCCCGAAGTCCTGGGAGCGCATCATCGTCACCCGCGCGCAGCTCCAGTGCGAGTGCGCCGGCCAGTGCGGCGTGACGCACAAGCAGACCGCGGGCCGCTGTCCGCGCCGCCATGAGGGCCGCCACAACAAGCGCACCACGCTCCTCGTCGTCGCGCCCCGGCCCGAGCTGCTCGCGCTGCCGCTGCACAAGGTGGTGGCGCTGCCGGACGACAAGCTCATGGCCTGGTGCGGCGAGTGCGAGACCCGCGCGAAGAAGCTGGCGGCCACCCAATGAACGCCGGACAGAAGGCCGCCGAGGGCTGGGGCCTGATTCGCCCCGGCGATCGCAAGGCGCACTACTACCGCGACGCCGAGTCGCTGTGCCGCCGCGTGGGCTTCTACTTCAGCCAGCTGGAGCCGGACACGTCGCCGAGCCGCGACGACTGCGCGGCCTGCCGCAAGGTACTGACGCGCGAGGCGGCGCGAACCGCACCCGCGTAGAGACCGCCGCCGCGCCCACGCCGGTACCTCCCGGCACGTCGCGGCGGTGCTAGGGCCGGCTGCTCACCCCCTGGCAGCCGATGGTCCTAGCGGCCCGGTGCCGCCTGGAAAGCGGTGCCGGGCAATGGACCGGCCGATGTGGCTCCGTCGGCGTTGAGGCCGCCTCGCTCGCCGAGGGTCGAGCGAGGCGGCCGACCAACACAGACTTCGAGAACAGGACATAGCGATGGCTACACCGAACGTGGCGCTGCTGAAGCAGACGCTGGAGCGCATCAAGAACAACCCCGAGACCTGGGACCAGGCCAACTGGTGCGGGACCGCCCAGTGCTTCGCCGGATGGGCCGTGACGCTGGCCGGGATGCGCGCGAACATCCTCCGCGAAACCGTCGCCGTCGATGACATGCCGAACGAGCTGGCGACAGCGGTTGGTCCCGACGTCGAGGAGATCTCGGTGCGGGAAGCGGCCGTCATCGCGCTGGGCATCGCGGACGTCGAGTTGCCCGACGTCGACGACGAGTGGCCCGACGTCGAGCCCGAGCTGATTTCGGCAGCTTCGGTCCTGTTCTACTCGGGCAACACGCTGGAGGACCTGGAGCAGTACGTCGCCGAGCTGTGCGGCGAGTCCGCCGAGGCCACCCCGTGACCGCCCGCGCCGAGCTGATCACCTGGTGCCGGATCTTCGCTACCGGCCCGGCCTGCGCCAAGCCGTGCGACGACTGCCGCCGCACCAGCGCCCTCAACGCCAAGATGCCCGATGACCTGCGGGTCACGCTGGCTGCCGCCAAGGCTGAACGCGAAGGAACCTCCCCGTGAGCGCCCCCCTGATCATCGTCGCGCACCCTGCCGATCCGCCCGCCGTCACCGCCCGCAGAGCCGACCGCGCGCTGGAGGGCTCCGGCGTCCACGTCTGGTATGACTCCGACAGCAACACCGTGTGGATCATGGGGCGCAACAGGGCCATCGGCGACGCCGAGCCCTTCGGGCCGGGGCAGCAGCTGGTCGTGGAGAGCGGCGGCGCGTGGCGGATCGAGGACGTGCCGGCGGTGACGTCGTGAGCCGCGGACCCGAACACGGCACCCTCGCCGGCCACGAACGCCACCGACGCGCCAAGGAGCCGTCGTGCGACCTGTGCATGGCGGCGAAGCGCGGCTACCAGCTCGGAATGCGGCGGCGTAAGGAGAGCGCGCCGGGAATGCCGGACGAGCTCACCGCAGCGCTGCTGGCAGCTTGCCGGGCGATCGTGCTGTGTCGGCCGACGCCGCATATCCGGGAGCTGGCTGCGCACGCGCTGCGGACCGCAGCTCGGCAGGGACCGCGGTACGGGCTCGCCGAGTGCGGCACCCACACCGGATACCAGGCGCACCGCGCCAAGGGCGAGGAGGTCTGCGAGCCGTGCCGGCTGGCGAACGTGCAGGCGAGCCGGGACAGGCGGGCGGAAGAAGCCCGGAAGCTCCACGCCAGGAAGGAGGCCGCGTGATGGCCCAGGAGCTACAGCCTTGCGGCACCCCGGCCGCCTACCGCCGCCACCTGGCCCGCGGCGAGCCGACGTGCGAGGCCTGCTGCGCGGCCATGGCCGACCGGCAGCGCCAGTACCGGCCGGTGCCGACGATCCGCGGCCCCTACGGCAAGCCGCAGTGCGGCACGGACAGCGGGCACCAGGTGCACAAGCGGCGGCGTGAGACGCCGTGCGAGCCCTGCCGCGAAGCGCACCGGGCGTATCAGCAGCAGTGGCGTGCCGAGCGGCGGCGACGCGAGAGGTTCGAGCAGATGCTCGCCGAAGCGTGGATGGAGACAGCGTGATGACCCGCGAACTGAAGCCGTGCGGCACGAACGCCGCCTACATCCGGCACGTCCGGCGCAACGAGCCGACGTGCCAGCCGTGCCGGGAAGCCCACGCCGAGTACAACCGCGAGCACGAGGACGGCGGCCGGCCACGCGGCGAAGCCAAGTGCGGGACGCAGGCCGGCTACGACAAGCACCTGCGGCGCAGGCAGGAGACGTGCGCGGAATGCAGGGCCGCGCACAGCAAGCACGTGGGCAAGTACGCCAAGGCCGCGAGGGCCGCCTGATGCCCGCGCCGAGGAAGCCGCAGTTGTGCGCGACCGCCGCCGACTACCGCGTTGCGGGCTACCACGTCGGGCGGTGTGCGGTGTGCGGGCAGCTGGCGCCGGTATACGGCGGGCGGCTCATCGCGCACCCGACGCTGCGGCGGCCGGCTGGGCAGGGGGCGGCGTGATGGTCGACGACCTGGCCGACCGGGTTTACGACGCCCTGGCCGAGTTCGCTGCCGACGATGCGATGAGTGGCTTCACCGTTCACCGTGGCAGCGATGGCACCGCGGCGGTGACGTTTCGTTCGGGCGCCGTTCCCGCGTATGCCTACGTGCTGCGGCAGACCCTGATGCCGTGGGCTGAGCGGCTCCGGGAGCGCGGCTTCGCGGTCGAGGTGCAACTGCGTGACGACCGCGGGGAGAAGGACGTACCGCAGTGGCTGAAGATCACGGGCTACCAGCTTGTGGCTGGCCCTGCCGACGGGGCCGCCGCGTGATCCCCGGTGCCGCGCTAGTCGGCGGACTCGCTGCTGGCGCGGCGCTGCTCGGCCTCGTAGCGCTCCAGGAACTCGGCGGGGTTGGCCTCGATGACGTCAAGGACCCACGCCGGGACCACGCCCATGACGGCCTTCCTGCGGTGGGTGATGCGCGTCAGCGGAAGCTCGCCGAGCTCGGGGCGCGACTGCCGGATCGTCTCGCTGATCTGGCCCAGCACCTTGTAGACGTCGCCGGTGGCGTACTCGGTCACGGTCACTTTGGGCTCCATGGTCACGTCGGGATCTTACACATTCAGATCATTCAGACACCATAGTCGATAGTACCACGAAGTACTAGCAGTACTTGCAAGACTTGGACTACACGAACTTCTTGAAGTCCGCTAGGATGGGTAGCGCACCGCACCACCAGTGAGCTGCACGTCCGCGCAAAACCGCAGGTCGCTATAGCAACTTGCCAATGGCAACCGATGGCAAAGGATGGCAACCGAAAAACATGGCATGGGCTCGCCTCGACGACGGCTTCGGAGACCACCCGAAGGTCCTCGAACTCATCGACACACTCAACGAAATGGCCGGCGCGGCGGCCATTGGGCTGTGGACGCTCGGGCTCTCGTACGCGCACAGCACCATGCGTACAGCCAAGATCCCCGGTTACATTCCGCGATCGTTCGTCCATCGGGCAAGGGTCCCGGCCGCAGTCGGCGACTGGCTTTACGACGTTGGCCTGTGGGAAAAGGCTGACGGCGGTTGGATCATCCACGACTTCGACGACTACCTACCGTCATCAGAGCTCAAGGCGAAGCGCGCGGAAGCTGGCCGCAGAGGTGCCGAAGCCCGCTGGGGCAAAAAGGCAGCTCAGGAGGGGTCCGAGGAAGAAACGCCTGATGGCGATAGCAACTTGCCATCGGATGCCATATGGCAAGAAGGCAAAAAATGCCCCGAACCCGAACCCGAACCCGAACCTAAGAAGAAGACTTCGTCTTCTTCGAAGCGCGGGACGCGAATTCCCGATGGCTTTGCGATCAACGAGTCCATGGCCGCTTGGTGCCAGAAGGAATATCCACAGCTCAGCCGACAACGGGCCGAGGCCATCACTGTCGAGTTCGTGGACTACTGGCGCGGAGTGCCTGGCGCCAAGGGCGACAAGCTCGACTGGGAAGCCACCTGGCGAAACCGCATGCGGGCCAAGCTCGACGATCTCGCTGACGGCTCTGGCCAGTCCGGGACTCCGGCCGTCCGCAACGGACATCCTCCCCGCCGCTCCACCACCGACGAACGCATTGAGCAGGCCGACGCCGCACTGGCCGAAGTCAAGCGCCTGATGAACGGGAATGCCGCATGACCAACGAGACCATCACCCAAGACGAGACCAATAACCTGCTGAAGGCCGCTGCCGCCCGCGACCAGCGCACCGTCGGCGCCGCGGACATCCTCGCCTGGTGGCAGGACCTCAATATCGCCGCCATCCGCTACGCCGACGCCTCCGAGGCGGTCGCCCGGTACTACGCGATTCACTGGCCCAAGCAGCCGCCGAACCAGCGGTTCCGCCTCACCTCGCCGGTGCTGATCGAGCTGGTCCGCGAGATCCGCGATGCCAGGCACGTTGCCTCGGGATTCCTGTATGAGCCCGTTCCCGGCGAGACCGGCGCCGAGTACGCCGCCCGGCTCCAGGGCCAGCTGCGCGCCGTCGGCGACGGGCAGGAGCCCGCGCACACCACCGCCGCGATCGGCATGAACCCCGAGGGCCAGCGGAAGCTGAAGGAGCTCGTGTCCGGCATGTCGCAGCGGCTGCCGTACCCGCCGGAGATAGCCAAAGTCCTGGAGCAGGCACGCCCGGCCGGATCGCAGATCGGCTGTCCCCGCTGCCGTGCGAAACCCGGTGTGAAGTGCTCCAACCCTGCCACCGGCAAGCCGATGGAACGGCTGCACGACTCGCGCATCGCGGGCTGGGCGATCCTCTGCGAGGCCTGCCCGGACTGCCGAGCCGCGATCGGCGACGCCTGCCGCGAGCTCGGCCAGCCCTACCGCGACCACGCGCACCAGGTCCGGATCGACGCCGCACGTCTGGCGATCGCCGCATGACCGCCCGTGCCGAGCGTGCCGACCTCCGCGCCGCCGTCATCGGCATCCTGTCGCGACCCGGCGGCATCGAGCAGCAGGCCGACGAGATTTGCGCCGCCGTCGCACGCGTCGGGAAGAAGGCGGCGGCCGAGGCCACGCCGAAGTGCCAGGCGCCGGACGACCCGCACAGCGGCACCGCGCTCGTCGGCGGACGCTGCCCGATCTGCCTTTGGAGCCCCGCATGACCGCCCCCTGCACCCTCCGCCGGTACCGCACCGCCCGCTACGCCCGACGCTGCGCCCCGTACCGCAGCAGTGCCAGGACGAGGGATGCGGCGGGGCGTGGCACCTGGTGACGGCCGACGAGACGACCGCCTGACCCCGCACGACACGACCGACCGACACGAGAACTGGAGATACCCGATGACCTTCGAGCCCACCAACCCCATCCCCGGCGAGGACGACGAGCAGCCCGCCACGCAGCAGATGACCGACGACCTCCCCGAGCGCTACAACCTCGGCCGCAGCTGCGGTGTCACGGCGACGCTGCTCGCCGCCACCGTCGCGCTGCTGACGGCGCTGGTGCGGAAGGCGGGGCGATGAGCACGAATCCCGGCCACGGCCCCGGCGTTCCCGGCGCCATGCACCTGGAGGCCTTCGGCAGGGCCATTGCCGACGCCTTCGGAAGGTGCCCTTACCAGGTCGGATCCTCGGCGACCAGCAAGACGTGGCGCGACGTCGACGTGCGGCTGATCCTCGCCGACGAGAAGTTCCACGCGCTGTTTCCCGGCTTCAAGAACGCGAACCACATCGACGCCTTTTGGTCGCTGATCTGCGCGGCGATTTCCGAGCTCGGCCGGGTGCGTACCGGGCTGCCGATCGACTTCCAGATCCAGTCGATGACCGAGGCGAACGAGAAGTACCCGGGCATGCGGATCCCACTGTTCCTGATCCGCGCCGACGAGGACTGCCCGCCCGTGATGTACGCGACCGACCAGCCCGGACAGGAGCCGACCCGATGAGCGTTCCCGACCCGCAGGCCGTGCGCGAGATCGCAGCCAAGGTCGCCAACATCGCGCTGCATGACGCTGTGCACGTGGACCAGTGGATCAGTGCCGTGATCGGTAGCGACTTCGGCAACGAGTGCTCGCAGGTGCGGGCTCCGCTCCACGCCGCCGTGGCTCGTCGCATGGCCACCGTCAGACCGTCGTGGCCGGACGAGCAGCAGCCGGCCGACGTGGTGACCGCCGAGCAGCAGCAGCCGTGGCCGCGCGCACAGCGCATGCCGCTGGCTGTCGTCGGCGGCCGACCGCAGCCCTGGCATTACCAGGCGATCGCCGAGTACGGGGCGGCGACGGGTACCGCACTGGAGCCGAACCCGACCATTCCCGGCGGCTACACCGCCACACAGGTCAACTGGGCCATCACGTGGTGGAACGAGCGCGTGGCGGCCGAGCAGCAGCAGGACGGGGCTGCGGGGCGGTTGTTGGCGTGGCTCGACTTCAGCCAGCAGAACCGCCCCGGCTACGACCACCTGCGGGACGTCAGCTACACCAAGGCGCCCGTCTGCGATGCCGACCTCCGCGCCGTCCTGGCCGAGCGCACCGCCCTCGCCGAGCAGCTGGCCGCCGCGACCGCACGCGCCGAGTCCGCCACGGTGCTGCCCGAGCGGTGGCGGGCGCTGATCACCGAGCGGGACGCGGCGACCGCACGCGCCGAGAAGGCGGAGGCGGAGGCGACCCGCCTGCGTGCCGTCATCAACGAGGACATCACCGCCTACGAAACCCAGCTGAACGCGATTCACGAGGCCCGCGACTACTGGCAGGACCAGACCGTCAAGGCAACCGAGGAGCGCGACGAAGCCCGCGAACTCGCCCGCGCCAGCCTCGACATCCTGCGCAACGTCTCCGACGAGCCCATGCACGAGCTGTTCGAGGTGGACGACATGGACGAGCTGCCCGGCTGGTTCACCGGATACGGGAAGCCGGGCGACACAGAGGCCCCCGATGCCTGCCGTAGCTGCGGCGAGACCGAGCGCGTCGCGGGCGATCCGCCGCTGTGCTCGAACTGCGCGGCGTACGGGGCGACGTATCGCGGGGTGGCGTGTTGGCCCCCGATTGCCGCACCAGACGGCCGGAGCGGGCCCGTGGAGCGCTCGGAGGAACCGCGGTGAGCGAGACGACGCCGATCTGCGGCACCGAAGAAGCGCACCGTCGTCACCGCCGGCTTCGTGAGGACTGCGATACCTGCCTCACCTCGCACTACGGCCGCGTGAATAGTCACCGTGCAGCACGCGCTAGCGCCGCCAAGCTGCGGCGACAGAATACCGAGGCATCCCGCGCCGACCTCCTTGTGCCGGTTGACCGTGACGAAGACGACTGGCGCATGGAGGTCTACAGCGCCCGCGGCCTGAACACCGCGAAAGAACGCAAGCAGCCCCGACGTGGCGACCAACGTCGAATACTCGCGGTCCAAGGCAACGTGTGCCTGTACTGCGCGATACCGATCGGAACCGTCATCGCCCGCCAGATGCACCGCAGCACCGGCTACATCTGGACCACCACGGTTACGTTGCAGCGGAACTGGGACCACTTCGTGCCGTTCGCGTTCCTGATCCAGAACCCGGATACCAACTGGGTGCTCGCCTGTCACGTCTGCAACCGGGCGAAGAGGAACCAGATGTTCGAGACCGTCAACGACGCCCGGCGCGTCATCCTCCCGATCCGCGAACAGCGTGGCTACGAGAGCCCCCGCCGCGTGTTGATGCGGCTCGCGTCCGGCTAGAAGCAGCCACTTCGGATCGGCCCGTAGGAGGGCTCCACGGGCCGATGTCCGAACCGTCCCAACAATCCCAGATGATGATGAAGGGTTCTGACGTGAGCAACGAAGAAGGCCGCGACGACACGACGGAGGACGGACAGCATGGCTGAGGCGATGAGCGAGGAGCGGCTGGCGGAACTGACATGCCGTGCCAATGAGGTCTGCGACTGTGGGGATTCCGACTGCGAGGGCGGCGCGCAGCTCGTGCTGACGTCGGATGAAGCCCGCGAGCTGCTGGACGAGAATGACCGCCTCCGCGCCACCCAGCCGCCGCTCACCGACGAGTACGGCATGCGCATCACCTACGTCAGCACCCGCAGCGTGGAAGGCGCGATCGCCGACACGCTCGCCGGCGCGCTGGAGGCGTTGGCCGCGTTCGACGCCAAGGGACGCGACGACGTGCTGAGCCGCAAGCTGCGGGTTCGTGAGGTCGGCCCGTGGAAGGACATCGAGGAGGGAGACGATCGTGGCTGAGGCAATGTCCGATGAGCAGGAATCGGAGCCCTGCGACGTACATGGCTGGCGCGACTGCAAGCGCTGCCGTAACCGGAACCCGGTGTCCGACTGGGCCTCGGCACAGCGCGAGATCACGCGGCTGAACGACGAGCTGCGTACCGTCCAGGTCGAACTGGACCGCCTCCGTGTGCAGCTGGCCGAGATCGGGGAGACGCGGGAGGCGATCCAGTTCCGTGCCTGCCAGAGCCCTGACGGCCCGCTCATCGACTGGACGGACCTTGTTGTCGGTCAGTCGATGATGATCGCACCATGGCCTGATTCCGCAGGCAGGGTCCGGCTGGACTTCCGGCAGGCACAGCCATGACCGCCGTCATTCAGGCCGCGTCCAGCCTGAACCCGTTCGCGGCCGTGCTGGCGGCGGCGGTTGGCGAACTGCGGACACTGCGGGGAGGGGTAGAGCGGTGAACGACCGGGACCCGCAGACCAAAGCGGCCGACGAACGGTTGGACGAAGCGATCCGCGACGCCCTCGAAGCCCGCGGATTCGACGTCGGCGTCATCGTCGACCGCTTCGTGTGCGTCGCACTCCAGCACTACGACAACGACGGAGACCTGATCTCCAGCATCGCCCGCATAGTGCCCGGCGAGGAGATCCCGCACTACCGCATGCTCGGGATGCTCGACGTGCTGGCCACGAGGCTGCGGCGCGACTACATGACGGATGGGGAGGAACGGTGAACGCGCTCGTCACGTACGCGGCCGGCGCGCTCGGCGGATGGAGCCTGCGCGTGCTGTGGGTCGAGATCAGGGGACCGCGGCGGAAGGCGAGGAGACGGTGAGCGGCTTCGTGCAGATCATCTGCGGGATCATTAGCACGGGCTGCGCGATCTTCTCGATCCGCCGCGCCGTACAGGCTCGCGCGGCCGTCAAGCGGATCAGCCGGTTGCGGGGAGGACGCTGGTGACCGCGAACTACTGGTGGGCTGAGCACGATCCGGACGAAGCACTATTGCCCGACTACCCGTGGCGCCCCACGCTTCAGACGCACGACAACATGTGCCACTCGTTCGAAGGCATCTCGTTCCGCAGCAAAGAGGACTGCCTGGACTTCATCAGGACACACATCATCGGCGCCACGCTGGAGGACGAGTGACTATCTGCACCATCTGCCGCCGCCCGCTCGACCCCCGGCGCGAGCAGTACCGACACCAGCGCTGTGCCGACCGCCTGCGCACCAACCTCACCGAGCTGCCCGGGCTGTACGCGCTCATGGGCGCCGTACTCGCACCGGGAACAGCCGGCGGCGGTGCGAGGGTCTCAGGGACACGCACAGCACCGCTGCCGGTGAGGCTGGAACCGCTGAGCCTGCGGGCACGCGGCGGCATGGTCACAACGCTCGCACTGTGGGAGACGCACGTGCGGGCCGAACGCGGCCTCAGCATCGGGACCGTGCGAGGCATCAGCGGCCGGGACCTCGCGGCGGTAGTGCTGTCCCTGCGCGCACAGCTACCGTGGATCTGCGACCACTACACGCAGGTGGAGAAGCTCGCCACCGACCTGCGGGACATCATCCGCGACTGCCACGCCACCGCCGGGATCCTGCCCACCATGACGCGCATCGGCGACTGCCCGAACCCGCTCGGCGACAACGAGCCCTGCGGGACCGCGCTGCACGCCGACCCCTACGCCGAGCAGATCCAGTGCCGGTGGTGCAAGCGGACGTGGTTCCGCCCGCAGTGGGTGCCGCTGGGGAAGAAGCTGCGCGGCATCGAAGACGACGAGACCGGGACCGAGAACGTCGAGAGTGAGACCGAGAACGTCGAGAGTGAGAGGCTGAGCGCGTGACGAAGGACAAGCAGTTCAAGGCCGAGGTGCGCAGGTACGCCGAGGAACACGGGCTTGCCTACGCGGACGCGCGACGGCGGGTGCTGGAAGCCGACTCCGTGCGGTGCACGCTGTCGAACGGCTCGATTGACGTCCAGGGCGCCGAGGTGTCCGCTGAGGTGATGGAGCTGCTCGTGGCAGCCAACAAGACGCCCGACTGGGATGAGAGGCTGAGCGCATGACCGAATTTGTGATCCGCGTTGATGGCGAGCTCGGGGAACTGCTCGTCGATGGCAAGAAGCCGGAACTGTTCGGCGCACTGGTCGCTGTAGACGTGCGTCGTGACGTCCTGCGCATTCCGGGCGATGGCCTGCTCTCTTCCTCCCTCGTCGCGGCCGATCGGCCGATCGTCGAGGTCACACTGAGGCTGCCTCTCGGGCCGAACGACCGCCTGACGGTCCTTCACGGAAGCGGCATCACCGAAGTCAACGGGCCGAGCGCGTGACCGAGGAACTGCTCAACGAGCTGGCCGAGAAGCTACTGGCGGCCTACCGGACCTACCTCGAAGCGCAGCGTGCGTACTACGGGCGCGAGGCCCAGATGGACGAAGATCTGGAACAGGCGGTTGTCGACACGAACAAGGTGTTCGCGTATGCCAACTTCCTGCACGGTCAGGCGCTGATCCTGTTCGCTACGCACCCTGATCCGAACTCGGACTACATGCGCTTCGCCAGGGAAATCGCGGCCGAGGAAGGGTGGCCGCTGTGAGCGAGGAACTGACCGCGCGACACCCGCGCTGCCGCTGCATGCCAACGCCCGATACGAGCCCGCCCGCTCCGCTGAGCACCCGGACGCGCGCTGGTGCTCTCGCGGCGCAGCTTGAGCGGCTGCGTAACGCGCTACGACGGGAGGAGGCGTGACTGACATCGTCGAGTTCCTGGCCGCGCGACTGGATGAGGACCAAGCGGATGCCGAGGCCGCCCACGCTGGACCGTGGGTCACGGACCTCGATGACGAGGTCGACGAGAACGTGACCGACGCGAGCGGTCAGATCGTGGCATGGGTGCGCGCACGGCCTGCCACCGCTGCAACGAGAGCCCACATCGCCCGCCACGACCCCGCGCGCGTCCTGGCCGAGGTGAAGGCGAAGCGGGAGATCGTGGCCCAGCACAGCGGCACGCACGAGTGCCCATCACCGGAGGAATGGCAGCTTGGGTACAACACCGACCACGTAACCGAAGACGAATGCATGACGCTGCGGTACCTCGCCGCAGTGGACGACCAGCATTCCGACTACAACCCGGCGTGGAACGTCAACGCAACTTGACACCGTGACCTGCACCGAAGAGACTAGATCCATCGTGGTGAACGCATGCCGCGAAGCCCCGCCAAAGCGCGGGGCTTTCGCATGTCCGGAGGTGCCATGCAGACCTTCGCAGTCGAGACACTGGCCCGGCATTACAGCAAGTCGCCCGGCACCATCGGACGCTGGATCTCCGAAGACCGCATCGAAGGCGACAGAGACCCCGCCAACAAGCGGCGCAAGCTGTACCCGCTGAACGCAGTGCAAGCCGCATACGACAAGCGCTATGGCACGGCGTAAGAGGCTCAGCGTCTGCACTACCCCCGGCTGCCCACACCTCACGCTCGACGGCAAGTGCACAGAGCACAAGCAGGCAGCAGAGCAGCAGCGAGGCAGCGCCGCACAGCGTGGCTACAGCGGCAAGGCATGGCGTGCAGCACGACGTGCAGTACTGAGGCGAGACCCCATCTGCATCGTGTGCAAGCGCGCGTTCGCCACCGTCGCCGACCACTGGCCGGACAGCAGGCGCGAGCTGGTGGAGCAGGGCGTTACGAACCCTGACGCACCGAGCAGACTGCGTGGACTGTGTGCCCCGTGCCACGGCAGCGAGACGGCACGCGAGCAGCCAGGCGGTTGGAACAGGCGCGACTGACGTTGCCGTTGCGACCGTGATGATCGCGGCCACATACCCCCAGGGGGCATGACCCTAAAAGCGCAGGTCAGAAGACCGCCGGGGAGGTAACTCGCGGCGTCTACGGGTCTGGGAAATCTTTTCGATCTTGGCGCAACGCCTCGATCACCTTCGAGCCGCAACGGCTCACTGAAGGAGAGTGACCACATGGCCGGCATGGGTCCGCCACCGAAACCCTCAGGTCAACGCCGACGCGCCAACGCCACCGTCGCCATGACCCAACTGCCCGCCGAGGGCCGCCAGGGCGAGCCACCCGCATGGCCGCTCGCCGCTTCCGCCGCCTATGACGATCAGACTTGGCGCGACCTCTGGTCGACGCCGCAAGCCGCCGCCTGGGAACGCCTCGGCATCGGCTGTATCCGCATGGTGGCCCGCTACGTGGTCCTGCTCGCTGAGGCCGACGTTGGCGAACCTAAGGCCGCGATGGAAGTCCGCCAGATCGAAGACCGCCTCGGCTTGTCGCCACTGGCGATGCTCCGGCTGCGCTGGGAGATCGCCGCCGACGAGGTAGCCGCACAGCGCCCGAAGGCAGCGCACCACAGCACCGCGGCCAGCCGTCGGGAGCGGGTACTGGAGGTCATCGATGGCGGGCGGGCGGGCTGAGGCGAAGCGGTTCGTCTCGCTCGGCTTCGAAGCGATCGAGTGGATCGAGGCCTACCTCTGCCACGGTCCCGGCGATGTGCAGGGCGAGCCGCTCATCATCGACGATGAGATGGCCGCCTTCATCGTCCGCGCCTATGAGCTGGACCCTGAGACCGGCCGTCGAAAGGTCAACCGGGCGTTTCTGTCCCGGCCGAAGGGCCGCGCGAAAAGTGAAATCGCGGGCGCGCTGGTCTGCTTCGAGGCCCTGGGACCGTGCCGCTTCGACGGCTGGGACGCCGCCGGCGAGCCCGTCGGCCGACCGCTGACATACCCGTTCATCCGGTGCATGGCCACCGAGGAGGGGCAGGCCGGCAACACCTACGACAACGTCACGGTGATGCTCGCGCACCTCGTTGAGCACGCCGGCGATGAGTTCCCCAGCATTGACCTCGGGCGCGGCGTGCAGACGTCATCGCGGATCTTCATGGAGGGTGGCGGCGAGATCCGCCCCTCGACGGCAAGCAGCGCTTCGAAGGACGGCGGGAAGGAATCCTTCTCCGTCTTCGACGAGACGCACCTGTACGTCATGCCGGAGACCCGGGCGATGCACAAGATGGTGCTGCGCAACCTGACCAAGCGCAAGCTGGCCGATCCATGGGGGCTGGAGACATCCACCATGTACGCGGTCGGCGAGGGCTCGGTTGCCGAGGCAACGCACCAATATGCCGAGGACGTCAAGGCCGGCAAACTGCGTGACGGCGGCCTGCTCGTCGACCACCGCCAGGCCCCGCACGTCGAAGATCTCAACGACGACGAGGCGCTACTGGCCGCGCTGGCCTACGTGTACGGCGACGCCGCGGGCTGGATGGACCTGGAGCGCATTGCCCGGGATATTCGCGCACCGGACGCCGACCCGGAGGACTCCCGCCGCTACTTCCTGAACCAGGCCGGTACGCGCGCGGGGAAGGCCTTCGACGCCGGCCGGTGGGCTCAGCTGGTCAAGACCGGCTTTGCGGTACCGAAGAAGGACCTGATCTCGGTCGGCTTCGACGGCGCCAGGTTCCGCGACGCCACGGCACTAATCGGCACGCACCTAGAGACCGGATACCAGTGGGTACTCGGGGCCTGGGAGGCGCCGGCGAGGCCTGACGAGGCCGAGGACTGGGAAGTCCCGGCTAACGAGGTGCACGCAGCCCTGGAGTCAACCTTCGATAACTGGAACGTGGTCCGGGTGTATGCGGACCCTCCCAAGTGGGAGGAGACCGTGGCGGCTTGGGCGGGAAAGTACGGCGAAAAGATCGTCGTTGAGTGGTGGACGCACCGGCCGCGCCCGATGGCCTACGCCCTGCGCGCCTTCCGCACTGCGCAGACCGAGGGATCGCTCAGCCACGACGGCGACAAGCTGTACGCCCGGCACATCGCCAACGCCGTGAAGCGCGACGCCAGAGTGCGCGACGAAGACGACAAGCCCATGTGGACGATCCAGAAGGACCGCCACAACTCGCCACGCAAGATCGATGCCGCAATGGCCGGATGCCTGAGCTGGGAAGCGCGCCGTGACGCCATCACGGCCGGCCTGGCACAACCACGTAAGCGTGGCCGGATCGTCGTCATGTGAAGGAGGTGGACCATGGCCGTGAACCTGGACTCCGACCAGTGGCTCACCCGCCTGATCAAGGCGCACGACTCCGATCTGCCCGAGCTGAGGCGGCTGGACAGCTACTACGAAGGCAAGCAGACGCTGGCGTACATGGCGCCAGAGCTGATGCGGGAGCTGAACCAGCGCCTGCGCCAGCTCGTCATCAACTGGCCCCGGCTGTGTGTCGACGCCCTTGAGGAGCGCCTGGACGTCGAGGGCTTCCGCTTCTCCGACGACGCCGAGGCCGACTCCGAGCTGTGGGGCATCTGGCAGGCGAACGACCTCGACGAGGAGAGCCAGCTCGGCCATATCGATGCGCTGGCCCTGCGCCGCTCGTTCGTCATCGTCGGCGCCAATGAGGTCGACGCGCAGAACCCGCTGATCACTGTTGAGTCGCCGCTTGAGGTGTACGCCGAGCGCGACCCGCGTACCCGCGAAGTCGTCGCCGCGGTGAAGCGCTGGGAAGAGGACGTTCCGAACGCCGAGTCGGTGAAGCACGCCACCCTCTACCTGCCTGGTCTCACAACGTGGTACATCAAGAAAGACGGGACCTACGTTCCCGACCCGGACATCCCGCCGGATCGCACCACGCTGGACGCGCCCCCGGTGGAGCCGCTGGTGAACCGTGCTCGGGTCCGGGACCGTGGCGGCGTCTCAGAGCTCGCTGACGTCATCCCTGTTTCTGACGCACTGTGCAAGATCGCGACCGACATGATGGTATCCGCCGAGTATCACGCGATCCCACGCCGCTGGGCCGCCGGTATGACGGAGGAGGACTTTGTCGCCCCCGACGGTACGAAGACTTCTACACTCACCGCGCGTATCGGCGGCCTGTGGCTGTCAGAGAACCCCGAGACCAAGTTCGGCCAGTTTGCCGAGGCGCAACTGGGCAACTTCCATGACACGATCAATGCTTTGGCGAGGGTCGTCTCCGGCCTGACGGGCCTGCCGCCGCACTTCCTCGGCTACGTCGGCGGCGAGCCGATCAGTGCCGACGCCATCCGTGCCTCCGAGGCCCGGCTGGTGAAGCGGGCCGAGCGTCGCCAGCGCGCTTTCGGCGGATCGTGGGAGCGCGTGATGCGCCTGGCGATACAGATCCGCGACGGCTCCGTCCCGGATAACGCTGCGCGGCTGGAGACCATCTGGCACGACGCCTCCACCCCGACGCTCGCCGCCAGCGCCGACGCCGTGGTGAAGCTCCATACCGCGAACCTACTTCCCGATGAGATGGCCTGGGAGATGATGCAGTTCTCGCAGGCGCAGATCGCGCGAATGCAGGACATGCAGCAGCGCCAGGCCGACCGCGGTCTGGGCGCCGAGTTCTCGGCCCTCATCGGTGCTCAGCGGCAGCCGGCCGCGCCAGGCCCTGAGGCTCCCGTCCCGCCCGCGTCAGTTCCGATCCCGCAGATTCCGTGACCGACCTGCGGGACGTTGCACGGGCATGGCGCCAGCATCAGGCGCTGATCGCCCGCTCGGCGACCGAGCGAACGGCTGCCGCCTGGGCAGCCCTGGAACCTGCGGACCTTTCGGGTTCGTGGGCCGCGACCGTGGGCCCGGCAATGGTCCGGACCCTGAGCGCCGCGCAGCGTCTCGCTACGGCCGGTGCCAGTCAGTACGTGGCTGCCGCAGTGACCGCGCAGAACGGCGACCCTGCGGCAGACGGCATGGTCGCGGCCTCGGCCTTTTCCGGCACGGCAGCCGACGGCCGGTCTCTGGCCGGGCTGCTGTACGCGCCGGTGCTCAAGACGAAGATGGCGATCGGCGCCGGCCTGCCTGTACGTGAAGCGCTCACCTCCGGCGCCGCCGAGCTGTCGATGCTCGTCGGGACCGAGGTTGCCGACGCCGGCCGGGAAGCCGCCGGGGCTGCGATGACGGCCACGCGTTCCGTGCACGGCTATGTCCGGATGGTCTCCGGCTCCGCGTGCTCGCGCTGCATTGTCCTGGCCGGCAAGTTCTACCGCTGGAGCTCGGGTTTCGAGCGTCATCCGAGGTGCGAGTGCACCAACATCCCGGCCTTGGAGAACCGCGCCGGTGACCTACGTACTGACCCTCACGCATTCTTCGACCATCTGACGATCGCGCAGCAGGACAAGCGGTTCGGCGTGGCTGACGCGAAGGCGATCCGCGAGGGCGCAGACATCAACCAGGTCGTCAATGCCCGACGTGGTCTGTACCAGACGCAGGTCTTCGGCCGCGACGTCCAAGCGACCACCGAGGGCATGACGCGCCGCGGCCTCGCCGGCCAGCGCCTGGCTGGCTCGACCAAGGGGTTGCGGCTGACCGTCCGGCAGATCTACATCGATGCCGGCGACGATCGCGACCTCGCGATCAGCCTCCTCAAGCGTTACGGCTACCTGCGCTGATCCCAAGTTTCCGACCGCGCAAGGCGGCCGGCCGACCCCGCAACGGAGTCACCCGATGAACACCCGAACCCTGCCGGGCTGGCGCTTCCTGCTCGACCGGCACGACGACCCGCAGCCGCCCGCGCCCGCCGCTCCCGTCCCGGCGCCCCCCGTGCAGACGCCGCCCCCGGCGGCCGACCCGGCCGAGCCCGCGGACAAGCCGCTCGGGCCGGCCGGCGAGAAGGCGCTGGAGGAGTGGAAGAAGCGCGCCAAGGAGGCCGAGGCTGCCGCCAAGACCGCGGCGGACCGCGTCCGCGAGTTCGAGGATCGCGACAAGACCGAGCTGGAGAAGGCGCAGGCGACTGCCGCAAGGGCAACCGCCGAGGCCGAGAAGGCTCAGAGCGAGCTGGCGCGGACCCGCATCCTCGCCGAACACGGCCTGTCCGAGGCCGACGCGGAGTTCCTGCCCACCGGCACCGAGGACGAGATGCGCGCGGCAGCCACCCGGCTGGCCGAGCGCCTTGCCGCCGCTGCCCCACCACCCAAGACCGGCCCGCGTCCCGACCCTTCGCAGGGTTCCGGACGTCCGGTCACCCCGACCGACTTCCGCACGGCCAGTGATGCCGACTTCGCCGCCAAGATGCGCGAGCTCGGCATCCGCTCCTACCGGTGATCGAGATCCGTGCACAGCTCGCTGATGGGCTGACGCGCATCGAGGTGGCCGGCCACGAAGGCCACGCCGAGGACGGCCGCGTCTGCGCCGCCATCTCGGCGATCGCCCAAACCGCTCTGCTCGGCCTGGCTGCCGTCGCCGAGCAACACCCCGACCTCGTCACCATCGACATCACAGAGGACTGACCATGAAGACCCTGAACCGGTTCCGGTTCGACCTGGGGCGCCACGACCTGCGTGGTGTCCTGCCCGCGGCCCTCCAGCCGATCATGCAGAACGGGATCCTGGACAGGATCTTCCGGGACGCCCTTCTGCCCCAATTCCTGTACCCGGCGACCGCCTCGGTCGAGCCGGTCGCTCAGGGCATCGGCGCCACCGTCACCTTCACCCGCGACGGCCTGCTGGCGCCGGTGACCACGCCGACCACCGGCGGCGACCCGTCCCCGCAGACGCTGAGCTACGAGCAGTGGTCGCTGTCCATGGAGCAGTACAGCAACACCATGGACACCAACCGGCTGACCGCCCGCGCGACGCTGGCGGACACCTTCGTCCGCAACGTGAAGAAGCTGGGCATCAACGCCGGTCAGACGCTGAATCAGCTGGCCCGGAACAAGCTCTACGCGGCCTACGGCGGCGGCAATACCTGGGTCGTGACCGCGCAGGGCTCGGCCTCGGCCACCTGTGTCGTGAAGTCGGCGGCCGGCTTCGACACCGTCCTCGTGAACGGCGTCCCGACGGCCGTCTCGGCCGGAAACCCGCTGAATGTCACGGTCGCTGGCGTAGCGAACACGGTCGTCGGCTGCAACCTGGGCACCAACACGCTGACCCTGGGCACCGCCGTGACTCAGGCTGTCGGCGCGGCGGTCGTCTCCTCGGCCGCGCCGTACTCCCTGCGTCCCGGCTCCGGGGCCACCCGCTACAACCTGACCGGCTCGAACGTGATGACCGCCTCTGTGGCGGAGGACGCCGTGGCGCGGCTGCGCACCATGAACGTCCCCACGATCAACGGGAACTACGTCGGGCACATCGACCCGGTCACCGAGCGCGAGCTGTTCGCGGATCCCGACTTCAAGCAGGCCTACCAGGGTCGCGGCGCATCCGACGTGTTCGGGAGCCTGTCCATCGGAACCTTCCTCGGCGTGGACTGGGTCCGCAACAACGAGGCGCCGATCACCGCCGACGGCGGTTCCGGCGCGAACCTGACCGTGCACCGCCCGATCTTCATGGGCGCGGACGCCCTGATGGCCGGGCCCTTCGAGGGCATCAGCGACCTGCTCGCCGACACCGGCGTAGAGGAGGTGCCGATGATCTCGATGATCGGCCCGGCGAACGGCGTCGAAGTCGCGATGATCATCCGTCCGCCTCAGGACCGCCTTCAGCAGATCATCAGCGCCACCTGGTCCTGGGTCGGAGACTTCGCGGTCCCGTCCGACATCACCACCGGCGACGCGTCCCGCTACAAGCGCGCCGTCGTCGTCGAGCACGTCTAGGAGGTGCCGATCATGCGCGTCTACGTCGAGCACGACATGACCGTGAACCACAGCACGAGCGTGGTCTCCCTGAAGGCCGGTCAGATCATCGAGGGCCCGCTGGCGGTGTACCTGGTCGAGTCCAACTGCAACGTCACCATCGAGCAGGACGACCGGCCCGCGCAGGCGGATCCCGCGTCGGCGGTCCCGGTCGAGGCCGTCGCGCCCACCGGCGAGGAGTCGCACACGCCCGGCAGTGGAGACCAGGACCCCGAGCCGGCCGAGCTGGCCGCCGAGCCCGGGCCGGCCGAGTAGCCGATGGCTGCCGAGCTGGTCACTGCGGCCGAGCTGTCGGCTTGGGTCGGGAGTACCATCCCGACCCCGCAGGCTGACCTGTTCATCGCGGCGGCATCAGCGCTGATCGCCGCCGAGGTCGGCCAGACGCTCACGCAGGTCGCGAACGACACCATCGTGCTCGACGGGACCTCGTCCGAGTGGCTGGCGCTTCCGCAGCGGCCCGTCACGGCCGTGCACTCGGTGACCATGCAGGACGCCAACCTGTCGCCGATCGTGCTGGACACCTCGCAGTACTCGGTGCGGGGGAACCGGCTATGGCGGCCCTGGGGCTGGCAGTTCTCGGCGGTGTTCCTGCCGCCGGTGCGGATGCTCGGCTACCAGTACATGACCTATCCGCCTCCGTCGCAGGTCAGCATCGTCTGCGATCACGGATACCCGGCGGGTGATCCGGGCCTGGAGTTGGCACGCATGGCCGTTTTCACGCTCGGCGCGTCCGTGTTTGCCAACCCGTCCGGATCCCGGTCGGTGACGGTGGACGACTACTCGGAGAGCTTCGCCGACGCCTATGCCGGAATGCAGCTCCCCCCGGGCACCCGCGCGGCGCTGCGACGCCGCTACGGACACTCTGTGGGGTCGGTGAATCCGGGATGAGCCTTGCCTCTGTAGTCGCCCGCGGTCAGGCCCGGCACCTGCGTCTGATGGTCGACGCCTGTACGGTCACGCGCCCCGGTCCGCGCACCTACGACCCGGTGACGCAGCAGTACACCGACACCACGACGACCGTGTACACCGGCCCGTGCCGCATCAAGATCTGGCGCGGCCAGGACGAGGAAGCCGCCGAGCAGGAGATCAACGTCCAGCGGTACTACCTCGACCTCCCCCTGTCCGACACCGCGCCGGATGTACGCCGCCGCGACACGGTCACCATCACCGCCTCGCTGAACGCGGCGCTGGTCGGCCGGGTCCTGATCCTCACCAATGCCGAGGCCGAGACGACCGACACCGCGTTCCGCATCACCTGCGAGTTCGCGCAGTGAGCGAGATGTTCGCCGAGTTCGAGGCGTTCGCGGCCGATCTGGCGGCGGCCCCGGTCCGGCTTGCCGAGCTGCTGCCACCGGTGGTGTCCAAGGGCGCGCTGAACATCAAGAACGACTGGCGCGCCAACGCGAGCGGCAACGCCCACGCCCCGCACTACCCGGCGTCGATCACCTACGACATCGATGTGCAGCCAGACAAGGCCAGCGCCGAGATCGGCCCGGACAAGGACAAGACGCAGGGCGCGCTCGGCAACATCCTGGAGTTCGGCACGTCGAAGAACCCGCCGCACAACGACGGCGGCCGTGCGCTGGCAGCCGAGGAGCCGCGCTTCATCGAGGCCTGCGAGGCCGTCGCTGAACAGGCGCTACTGGGATGACCACGCCCGCTTCGGCCGAGCCGCACATCCGCGCGGTGCAGGCCGTACTGGAGGCTGCCCTCCAGCTGCTGCCCACACCGATCCACGCGAAGATCGGCTCCCGCGACGACACCGAGACGACTGTCGTCGTCATCCACGGCAGCCCCGGCGATGTCACGCCCGGGAGTCTCGGCGACCTGTACTCGGACCTGACGATCCCGATTCAGCTGACCGCTGTCGGGACCGGTCCGGAACAGGCCTCCGCCTACGCCGATGCCGCCCGGGTCGCGCTGCTGACGGCCCCGCTCACCGTGTCCGGCCGCAAGGTGTGGCCGCCCCGGCAGACCGGCAACCAGCCGGTGCTGCGCGACGACACCGTCCAGCCGCCGCTGTGGATCTCTACGGCCCAGTACGAGATCAAGTCCACCCCCGCATAGGAGAGGTCTTCATGGCCCTGCTCACCCTTCAGACGATGACGGCCGCCGGGCTCGCCCCGGCGACGGTCGCAGCGACCGGCGGCGGTGACACCGTGGCGCTGGCCTCGGCGACCGACGACCGCTCGTTTCTTGAAGTCATCAACGGCGGCGGCTCGCCCATCACCGTCACCCTGGCCGACCCGGGCGCGACCCCGGCCGGCAACTCCGGCACCGCGACCGCGCAGAGCGTCGCCGCCGGTGCCACCAAGCTCTTCCCCCTCAACCCGGCGCTGGTCAACACCAGCACGGGTCTCATCAGCATCAGCTACTCGGCGGTGACGACTGTGACCGTCGCCGCCATCCGCCGGTAAGGAGCCCCGACGATGTCCGACCTTTTCGACGATGGCAACACACGGGTCAGCTTCGTGTCGTCGATCGCGACCATCTCCGCGCCGACGACCACCGAGCTGAACGCCGGGACCGCCCTGGAGTCCTACATCACTCCTGCCGGTCTCCAGATCAAGGCGTCCACGGCCGCTGTGGACACCTCGAACATCGCCTCGACCTTCACCACGCAGGGCGTCGGGCGCCGGTCGTTCTCCATCACGGTGGAGATGAAGCGGCAGACCCCGACGGACACCGCGTACAACCTGCTTCCGTACCGGACCTCGGGTTACCTGGCGGTGCGGCGCACGAAGGCCGCGACGGTCGCCTGGACGTCCGGCGACGTCATCGAGGTGTACCCGGTCACGACCGGTGAGCCGGAGCTGGCCCCGCCCGCGGCGAACGAGGTCGCCAAGTTCACCTCTTCGATGATGGTGACCTCCGACCCGAGTACCCGCGCGGTGATCGCGTGACCAAGGGCGTCAGCTTCGACGACGTCATGGCGCTGGCCAAGCCTCGCGAAACGTCGGTCACGCTGTGTCTGGCGGGCGACCTGGCCGCTGATGCGGACCGGGTCGTCGCGGCGCTGGACGCACTCGATCAGCAGCAGCGGCGGCCGGGCGCGTCCCTGGCCGACGGTACCGAGCGTGCGCAGCTGACGAAGGAGCTGGAGGAGCTGCGGGAGCTGATGCAGTCCTCGGAGGTCGCCTTCCGCTTCCGTGCGCTGCCCTCCAAAGAGTACAGCGACATGATCGCCGCGCACCCGAGCCCGGAACCGGGCAAGGAGTTCGACGCGGTCTCGCTTCAGCCGGACATCATCGCCCGCTGCTGCATCGAGCCGGTGATGACGCGCGAGCAGGTGGACCAGTTGCTCGGCCGCCTCAACGAGCGGCAGCGCGACGAGCTGTTCGGCGGCGCCTGGTTCGCGAACAACGCGGCCGTCGCCGTCCCTTCCTCGCGCGTCGCCTCCGTGAATCCCCCGCTCTCCGGCGCGAGGTAGAGGCGGCGCGGGCCTGGGCCGTCCCCCGCAGCGTGTTCCTGGGCCGCGTCCCGGTCCCGGGCGAGGCGCTGTGGACGGCTGAGGATCGGGCCTGGGCCATGGCCCTACTGGAGCACGAGGCCGACACCTGTTCGGGCTGCGGGCAGCCGCGCAGCGAGTCGATGGCCGCCGAGCACGAATTCGACTACCGCCCGACCGCGCTGCGCTGCCACGGCTGCGCTGCCGTCGCCACGGAGTCGGAGCGCTTCTCCGGACCGAACGCGAACACCAAGGGCCTGATGATCGGGGTCCACCTGGAGGGAGGCCGTCGTGTCTAACCGCACAGTGACCGCGAAGCTCGTCGGCGACTACTCCAGCTACACCCCGAACACGCAGACCGCGGCCAAGGCCACCACGGAGCTCGTCTCCGCGCAGAAGGAGGCCGCGGCCTCGAACAAGGCCGAGGCTGAGTCCACCGCGAGCTCGGCGACGGCCAAGATCGAGGCCTCGCGCCAGACGCGCCTGCTCACCACGGCACAGCGCGAAGCCAACGCCGCCGCACGCGAGGCTGCCGCTGCCAACGCCGAGGCGACGGCGACGCTGTCGGCTGCGCAGAAGGAAGTTGCGGCGGCGACCAAGGACACCTCCGAGCTCGGCGCTGCCCGTCGCGCCGCCGCTCAGGAGGCACTGTCCGCGGCCGAGAAGGAAGCCGCGGCGGCCGCCGAGACGAAGGCCGCGGCCGAAGTCCAGGCAAAGTCCGCGACCGCGGCGCTGACCTCGTTCAAGGACGAGACCGCGGCGGCCCGCGAGAACGCCGCGATGCAGGCGACCAACGCCAAGGCCACCGAGGACGCGGCGGCGAAGCGCACGGAGGCCTACAAGAGCACCAGCAAGGTCGCTCTGGTCGCCGGTGCTGTCCTGGCCGCCGGGTTCTACGAGGCCGAGAAGGCCACCAGCGACTTCAACAAGAGCCTGTCTACCGTTCAGGCCGTATCCGATGCTTCGGCCTCCGACATGGACAAGCTGCGCGGCGCGGCGCTCCAGGCGGGCAAGGCCACCGCGTTCACCGCAACCGAGGCCGCCAACGCCGAGGGCGAGCTGGTCAAGGCGGGCGTGTCCGTCAAGGACGTGCTCGGCGGTGCGCTTCAGGGTTCGCTGTCGCTGGCCGCCGCCGGGAACTTGAACCTCGCGGACGCGGCAACGATCAGCGCGAACGCGATGAACACCTTCGCCTTGAAGGGTTCGGACGTGGGCCATATCGCCGACGTCTTCGCGGCCGCGGCGAACAAGAGCGCCGCCGATGTGCAGACCCTCGCCTACGCGATGCAACAGGGCGGCCTGGTCGCCGCGCAGACCGGCCTGTCCTTCGAGGACACCACCGCGGTCCTGGCGGCTTTCGCCGACCGCGGCCTTCAGGGTGCCGACGCTGGTACGTCGCTGAAGACCATGCTGGAGAAGCTGAACGCGCCCACGTCGCAGGCCTCTGGCCTAATGGCTCAGCTGGGCATCGTGACCTACGACGCGCAGGGGAAGTTCGTCGGGATCCAACAGATCGCCGGCCAGCTGCACGACAAGCTCGGCACGCTGACCGACGCGCAGCGGAACCAGGCGCTGGCGACCATTTTCGGTAGCGATGCGATCCGCGCCGCGAGCGTGCTCTACAACCTCGGCGCCGACGGCGTGAAGGGCTATACCCAGGCCGTCAACGACCAGGGCGCCGCTGGCCGGATGGCCGCCGAGCAGATGAACAACTTCTCCGGTGACCTCAAGCAGCTGAAGGGCAGCATCGACGTCGCCCTGATCCAGGGCGGCTCCGGCGCGAACACTGTGCTGCGCGACATGGCACAGAGCGCCACCAAGGCCGTGAATGCTTTCGCCTCGCTGCCCAAGCCGCTCCAGGAGGCGGCGGTCGGCTTCGCAGGCGGCGGCGGTGCGGCGCTCCTCCTTGTCGGGGGCCTGACCTCGATAGCGGGTAAGGCGGCCTCGACGAAGAAGACGCTGGCCGGGGTGGCGGAGGCGAGCACCGGCATGAAGGGCGCGCTGGCTTCGGCGGGAAGCTTCATGGCCGGCCCCTGGGGTCTGGCCATCGCTGGCGCCGCCACGGTGATCGGGATCTTCGCCTCGAAGCACCACGAGGCGAAGGTGGAGGTCGCGTCCTTCACCGACGCCATCAAGGAGGACGGCGACGCGCTCGGCAACGCCACGACCAAGGCCGTCGCGGCCGACCTGGCGTCGAAGGGGCTTTTCACCACCTTCGAAAAGCTGGGGGTCTCAGCAGCGACCGTTACCGACGCAGCTCTGGGCAACGCGGACGCGCAGTCCAAGTTGGAGGCCGCCACGTTCGCGGCGTCGAAGGCTCAGGACCTCGGCAGCATGAAGGGCGAGCAGGCCGCCGCAAAGATTATCAAGGCCAAAAACAGCGTCCTCGACTACAGCGGCGCGCTGAAGGACCAACTGAAGGGGCAGCAGGAGGCGACGGCCGCAACGCAGGACTCCACCGCAGCCACCGGCGCCTCGGCCGCCGAGACCGCGAAGGCCACGCAGAACGCGAAGGACGCTGCGGCGGCGTCCCTGGCGCAGTCGGCAGGACAGCGCGCCGTTGCCGAAGCTGAGGCGGCCAGCGGCACCGCGACCGCGACAGCGACCGGCAAGCGGGAGGCCGGCGCGGCGGCCACCGGCAGGCTTGCCAGAGCGATCCGCGAGCAGGCGCTGGCCAGCGACGGCTCAAGCGCGGCCGACAGGGCCGCCGCCGATGCCGCCGACAAGCACACCCAGTCTCTGTACAAGGCTGCCGACTCGGCGAAGGCGGCAGCCGATGCGGCGTCGAAGAACAAGGATGCGAACGCGGGCGATGCGAAGGCGACCGCCGACGCGGCGGAAGCCGCCGCTGAGGCCTCCGATGTGCACCAGAGCGGCGTGAAGTGGCTGCTGGCCGTCGCCGATGCCGAGGCTGGCGCCGCCGGATCCGCACGCGACCTCGACTCGTCGGTGAAGGATGAGGTCGCGGCGATGAAGGACGCGAAGGACAAGGCGTCGTCGCTGCGGGACGCCATGGACGCCCTGAACGGGGTCCACATCGCGGCGTCGAAGGCAGCCATCGACGTGCAGCAGAGGGTCGCCGACCTGACGAAGGCGCTGCACGAGAACGGCAGGACCTTGGACATCACCACCGAGGCCGGCCGGAACAACATGACGGCGATCGACGACCTCGCGTCGGCGGCCAACAACCACGCGCAGGCGGTTGCCGAGGAATCCGGCTCTATCGAGGCGGGGAACAAAGCCTTGGACGCGTCCCGCGATCAGTTCGACGCGGTGCTGAGGTCGGCCGGGCTGTCTACGGGCCAGATCCAAGAGTTCAACAAGACGCTGCTCAACACGCCGAAGCTCGCGCCGATCACCCTGAAGGTCAGCGCCGATACCTCCTCGGCCAACGCCTCGCTGAACGCCCTGGCCTCCAAGTTCGCCGGGCTCGTCGTCGGCGGCGGCCCCGGCGGAAAGAAGATCTTCTCTCCCTACGCTACCGGCGGCCTGATCGGCGGTGTCG